GTGTCGCCGAGGATGATCTGGTCGCCGGGGTACACGTCGGCCGGGTCGTTGGGCAGCCAGGACGCGAGGTAGGTGCATACGACCGATGACTCGTTCCCGGGCTGGTTCCACGTCCAGGTGCGGGAGTCGGCAAGCTCGATGACGGTCACGGTTGCGGTCATTGTCCACCCACCGCCTTGGCGATCTGCCGTAAGTACTCGGTCTGCATCTGCTCCTGCGTCTGCATGCCGCGCCCGGGCGCGGTCGGCGCGTAGGCGAAGTTGCTCGCCGTCGTGAGTTCGTTGGCGGTCGCCGTGCCGGCCGCCGCCAGCGTCTGCATGCCCTGGCGCAAGTTCCCCTGGGTGACCTGTTCAAGCCCGGCCAAGCCCATTCCGGCGCCTTCGGTGAGGATGTCCACGATGCTGCCGAAGTTCGCCTGAAACCGAGCCATGGCGCCCATGCCCTGCACCATCTGCTGCGAGTTGCGCTCGAGGCGCGATGCCTCGCCGAGTTTCGCGGCCTCCTTGGCCTGCGTCGCCTCGATTGAGCCGGCCTCGAGCGCCTTGGCGATCCGCATGTTCGCCATGATCTCGGTCACCCTGCCCTGTGCAGCTGCGCCGCCGGCGGCCGCGCTGTAGCGCTGGGTGATCTCGTTGAGCTGCGTGAAGCGACGGTCGATGGCGCCCACGACCGTGCGCAGGGCGTCGAGGCCCATCTGGGCGACGTTCAGGGCGGCCGAGACCGTCGCCGCCGTCGCCGCCCTGCCCGCGCTCTTGTTGAGCTTCTGGAGCTCGGTGTTCGCCGCCGCGACGCCCTTGGTGACGCCGCGGGGGTCGAACTCGGCCCAGATGACTGCCTTCAGGCTCTTGTCAGCCATGGAGGTCTCCGATCAGCCAGGGCATGACCTCGGCCGGCCGGCGGCCGGTGACGGCGCAGGCAATCACCCCGAGCAGGTGCTCGCACCGCTCTTGGCTCGTCAGGTCTTTGGCGAGTCCGAGTTCCATGGTCAGCCGTTGCTCGGGGCTTCCGATGCGCCAGGCGCGTCGTTCTGCCCCGGTGTAGGGCGGGGGCGGTTGACCTCCGTGATGAGCGCCGCCGCCACCTCGGCGTCGAGCTGCCCGATGTCGGCGCCGGCCGCGAACAGCGGCGAACCATCGGGCATGGAGCAGCACTTGGCCCACCAGTAGGGGTTGGCGGCCGCGTTCTGCACGTCGGCCAGGACGGGGCGCCGAACCACGACGGGCCCGATGCCGTCGATCTCGACGGTGCGGGGCGCGGCGGTGACTTTGGCGGGATCGACGGGCATCAGGTCGCCCGCTCGAAGGTGAGTTCCCAGAGCCCCGCACCGGTGCCGTCATCGGTCAGGGTCGCGCTGGTGATGATGATGTTCCATGAGCCGTAGGCATTGCCGCCGCTCGAGGTGTAGTCGGTGTAGGTGAACGTGAGCGTCGCGGTCGTGGTGACGGCGTTTGCCAACGTGGTCGGCAGGATGTGCGCCCGGAGGGTGTTGTCGATGGTGCTGTCCTGCCGGTACAGCGTCATGCTGCCCGTCTGCCTGGCGCGTCCGGCTGCCCGCTTCTCGATGTAATCGCCGATCTGGGTGATGTCCAGGGCGGCGCGCTCCTGGTTGATGGTGACGGCGCGGCAGGCCACGGAGCTCTGGCCGCTGAAGGTGACTGTTCCGCCGTAGCCTGGGACGAGTGCCATGGGTTAGCTCTCCACGAGTTGGATGGTTGCGGTGATGGTGCCGATGCGCTCCGCGTCGGACTGCCCATCGTCGGGTGTTTCGGTGGTCATGGTGACGCTGAAAGCCGTAAGGATGGTTGCGAAGCCTTGCGCGCTGACCAAAGGGGGATTGGTTGTCAGATTCAGAAACTGGTCATCGACCATGGCGCTCACCGCGTCCACGGTGTCGGCGATGCAGGCAATCTCGACCGTGACCTGCCAGAGTTCCTTGCGGTTGGCGGGCGTGGCGTCGAACCGGTGCATTGTCATCAGCTCGGCGTTCGTCACCTCGAACACGATGCAAGGGGTCGCCTGCGTCGCCTGGCGCAGCCCGACGAACATCGGGTAGTTGCCCGTGTCGAGCGCTGAGAACAAGCTTTTCATGGCGTTCGTGAACGACATGGCTCAGAGCCTCAGCACGGACTTCGCCGCGGCTAGGGTTTCGGTGGCGATGGACTCGCCGAGCTTCTGGATGTTGGTCGTGGCAAACCGTGTGCTGATGCGCCGGCCGGCCACCACGGTGCCGCTGCGGTGGCGGAAGCCGTTCTCGAGCAGGTGCCAGACGCGCTGGCGGCCTTTGGCGGCTGCCCCGCCCTTGCGGCCGTACTGGACGCCCATCCGCATCTGGAGCGCCGCGTCCGCGGTGCTGCCCTTGCGGCGGATGTCCACCTTCGTGGCGCTGGCAATGGCCCGACGGTGCAGCGGGCGCCCGCGGAACGACGCCGAGCGCCAGAGGTTCTTGAGCGTCTTGAGGTATGGCGCAAAGGCGCGCCGGGCGCCCGTCTTGCGGACACGCTCGTTCATCTTGGGCGACAGCTCGGCCAGCACCTTGCGGAGCCTTGCATCGTCCACGCGCATGCGGACGGCGCTCACGGCACCACCTCCGTGGCCTCGAGCTCCATGCGCCGCCGGCGCTGGTCACGATCCCAGCAGGCGCGGACATTGAAGGTGCGGTCGGTGCCGTGGTCGTTCCAGACCAGCCGGCTGCGGGCGCTCAGATCGGGGTGCCAGGACGCCAGCATTCGCCAATCGGTGCGAACCGACACGCCGCGGTCATCCATCACCTCCTGCGTCCCGGCGACCTCGACGTGGCAATGCACTACGCCGACGCTGAGCCACGCCTCGGTCGGCTGGCCGAACGCATCCACCGCCCTGGTCGGGTTCTGGATCGTCATGGGGACGCGAAGCATCCCGGCCGGGACGTGCCCGGCCATCAGCCGATCCCCTTGCCGTACATTTTGCAGATGCGATCCCAGTAGGCGCCTGGCAGCGCCACGGTGTCGTCGCCGCGGCTGGCCTCGATCTCGACGGCCCGCTGCATCAGGGCCATCTCGAGCAGCGGGTCGAGCGTCGCGCTGCCGCAGGTGAGCGTGATCGTGATGGGGTAGGTCAGCGTCACGGCCGCGTCGGCCGTGTTGGTGTCCATCATCACGTACTTCAGCCCGTTGATGGTGACGAGCTTGAGGCTCTGCACCACCGAGCTCGAGTCGGTCGCCGACACGGCCGAGCACGGCTGGCGCGCCAGGAGCACCAGCGCCTCGTCGTTGTCGGGGGAGTCGGGCACGTACTGCGTCCGGGTGTTCACGTCGAGCACCCAGCCGGTGCGGGCCTCGAGCTCCGCGACGGCCGCGTCCCAGGACATGGCAAGAGCCGCATCGTCGTACTGATGCGGCTTGCGGGCCCATGCCCTGAGCTTTGGCAGGTCAATCGGCATCGGGTCTCCTCAGCATGGGGGTGCCCCGCGAACGGGGCACCCCCAGCCTCTGGGGGGAGATGACCTATCAGGCGTTGGTGACCTGGAGCTGGACCATGGCCTTGCCGCGGGTGAAGGCGGCGTTGCCCCAGCCGAACCCGCGGAACACGATGCGGGCGCTGTTCGCGGAGGTCAGATCGTCTCGGCGCATGGACATGCCGCCCCACTCGCGGATGGCGTAGGCCTCCGAGAAGTTGCCGAGCAGCGCCAGGACGTTCTTGCCGGTGGTGCCCGTGCTCACGTGGGTCGGCAGGTAGTCCGTCACGTAGACCGGGAGGCCCAGCAGGAAGCCGCTAGCGCCCTGCGTGATGCCCGCGTCGGAGCTCGGGACGAACACCGGCACGTTGCTGCCGCTCGCGGCGCGGAGGTCTGCGACCTTCGCGTACATGTCCTTCGGCATGATCCACGCCGACGAACCCCAGTACGCCGTGGGCAGCTGCGTGTAGCGCATGTCCATCAGGTTTGCCACGGTCGCCGCAGCGGTCACAGCCAGGGCGCGGGTGGTGCCGCTGCTGGTCGCGGTGGTGATCTGCGTGGCCGACGCCTGGACGGTAAAGAGCGCGTTGCTCGGGCCGTTGGTCACGCCAGCCATGTATCCGCCCTCAGTCATGCGGGCAAACTGCCGCATGAGGTTGTCCACGACCTCGGCCTCGATGTCGAAGTTGGCGCTGTAGATCAGCTGCTCCGACACCTGCGTCTTGGGCAGGATTGGCAGGGGCTTCAGCGACACCTCGGCAAACGCCGGGTCGATGTCCGTCGCCGCGGTGCTGCCGGTGTCCGGCGGGCTCCAGGCGTTGGTGTAGCTCGAGGGCTCGAGCGTGTTGTAGCGGAGCGTCGCGTCGCCGCGGGCGACCGTGCGGTAGTCGCAGACGTTGCGCGTGATGCTGTTCGCCTGGAGGTACTTGTAGATGGTCTCCTCGACCTGCTTCGGGATCAGGATGCTCGAGCTCGCGGTGCTGATCAGCTCGCGGAACTCGGCGACCTTGCCGCCCTTGAGCCAGCCGTAGAACGCATCCCGGTACTCGGGGCGGCTGCGCTGCTCGTCCTCGCGCTCGCGGACCTCGGTCTTGGCCTTGGTCGCCAGGGCGTGGCCGGCGAACCGCTCGCGCAGCTCGGCGGCGGAGCGCTTCTGGTTCAGATCGTTCAGCTCGTCCATGAGCTGGGTGGCGCGCGCCTCCTGCTCGACGCTGATCTGGTCGTTGGCAAGGATGCCCTCGACCTCGGTCTCGATGGCCTTGCGGCGCTCAATGATCTCTGCCTGCTTCATCGAAGTGTCCTCATCCGCAGACGCAGCCTGACGAGTGCCGGGCTGTAGGTGCGTGCTTCGGCGTGCGTCTGCGGATACGCGCCGTTTTCAACGATGGAGACCTCACGGAGGTCAACGTCCAGGAGCGTGCGCTCGGAGCCCTTCCAGGCGTCCTGCCGCACGTGGAATCCAAAGCTCATTTCGGTGAGCACCCCAGCCTCGACCAATGCGCGCACGTCGCGGGCGCGCTGGGTGTCGGGGAGATCGACCTCAAAGGCGAGCCCGCGCTCGTCGGAGCTGAGCTTGAGCAGGCCGCTCTTCGTGTTCGCAAGCAGCTCGCGGCGGTCGTGGCCGA